AGTGTTACTGATGCATTAAAAAATGTTGCAACTTCAGCTATAGGTAGTTTAATTTCAGCTAAAAAAGCAGGCGCTACTTCAAGTTTTGCCACTTCAACGATTGCATCTGGTATTCAAAACTTTAAAGGACTAGCTTTAGGAAAAGCAGGCCTCGCAATCAATCCACAAATGCAAGTTTTGTTTCAAGGAATTGGTTTCAGAGAATATCAAATGGCTTTTACTTTTACACCATATTCTAAACAAGAAGCAGAGACAGTAGAAAAAATTGTTAAAATGTTTAGGATGCACGCATCACCTAGAATTCAAACTGGATTGGCCGGTATGTTTTTTGTTGCACCATCGGCATTTACTGTTAAATTTTTATTCAACGGTAAAGAAAATATACACTTAAATAAAATTAAAGAAAGTGTAATAACTAGTATTGATGTAAACTATTCTCCAAATGGGTGGGCTGCACATGATGATGGTACTCCAGTACAAACAACAATGACGGTACAATTCAAAGAAATTGAACTTGTTGATAGAAATGCAGTAAACCAAGGATATTAATATGCAATATTTTAATACATTACCAAAACTTGTAAAAACTGATGATAAAGGCAATTCATTACTTTTGACTAATATATTGGCCAGAGCTAATCTATTACAAAATTTTCTATCTAGCCCAGCAATCTATTATGAATATGATATTCAAGATGGCGATACACCAGAAATCATTGCGCATAAGTATTATGGTGATGTATATAGATATTGGGTAGTGTTGTTTGCTAATCAAATTATGGACCCACAATGGCAATGGCCAATGACAGGTGATGTATTTAAATCATACATTGATAGTAAATATACATTGGCTACTCCGGCAGTTAATCCATATACAACGGTACACCATTATGAAAAACAAATTGACACACTTGATATATCAACCAATATTACAACAATCAATAAGATTTCAATTTCACAAAATACATATAATTCTTTGACAACAAGCACAACAAACTATTCACTAGCAACTGGTACAGTAAAAGTAACTATTTCTAAAAATTTAATAAACATTTATGATTATGAATTACAGTTAAATGAAGATAAAAGAAATATTAAAATTTTAAAGAATAATTATGTTGGTCAATTAGAAAAACAATTTAAATCATTGATGAGTCAGTAATATGGATGATAATAATGCTTTAGTGGAAAATGTTGGAGCAATCTACTCACAAGATTTTTCATTAAATACACTTAATATACTTACAGCAGCAGGCCAGAAGTTTGAGATGAGAAAGCTTTTGGTTGAGTTTTCATTTTATGAAGATTTATATTCTTTTTGTGTATCTGGACATTTAACATTAAAAGATGGCCAAGGTTTTATTGAATCATTACAATTACAAGGTAATGAATTTATAGAAATTGATTTTGGTAAAATTAAAGATGCTTCAAATGATACCACTAGTATCTATAGATTATATAAAGTTGGAGATAGAGTAGCAACAGGTAATTTAAATGTGGAATTTTATACACTATATTTTTGTTCGGAAGAATTATTAATATCAGAGCAAAAAAAGATTAGTAAATCTTTATCTGGTCAAACCATATCACAATCTATATCTAAAATATTAAAAGAAGATTTAGGAGTAAAAAAGGCTTACATAGAAGAAACTTCTGGTGTATATAATCTTGTTGTACCAAGTTTGAAACCTTTTGAAACGATTAGTTGGTTATCAACTTATGCTAGACCAGCTATTACTGGTGCATTTGGTGCTGATATGTTATTTTTTGAAACTAAGTATGGGTACAATTTTAGGTCAATACAATCTATGATGAGACAGAATGTTTATGCTACATATAAATATCAACAAACAAATTTACCAAATGAAGTAGAAACTTTTCAAGAAAGTACAATAAGTGTATTAAATTATGAGTTTGTTAAAACATATGACCAGTTAGATGATATCAATTCTGGTACATTTGCCAATAGTGTATTGTCTTTAGATACTTTAGCAAGAACTGCTAATTTAACCAAATTTGATTATAACAAATATAAAACAAATACCAATGTTAAAGCATTAGATAGTAATGGTGCTCTTACTCCTTCACAAAACAGATTTGGCCAAACTCAAAATCAAACATTTGAATCAAAATTTAAACTTACAACATCAAATTCTGGTCAAACAAAAGCATCTTATATAAAACAACAACCAGGATCTGTGGCAAAAGATATCGCCGTTGAGAATTATGTGCCTAATAGAACAGCACAACTTTCATTGGCAAACTATATAGTAGTTAAGCTAACAATACCTGGCGATCCAGGAATTACAGTTGGTAGAACAATTGATTTTAGTTTAATGACAATCAAACCTACTTTGAACGAAAGAGAACCTGATAAATTCTATTCAGGTAAATATTTGGTGACAGCAGTAAGACATATAATTCAATCTGAAGGCATATATCAAACTGTATTAGAGATTGCAAAAGATAGTTTGGCAAGTAAACCTAATAGTGTTGATAGTTCTAGTCCTGATTGGAAGAAAGTGATTGCTGATTGATGGAAAATTTTCTAGGTAAAGACGGTTTTGTTTGGTTCATAGGAGTTATTGAAAATCGTGCTGATCCATTAGGAATGGGTCGGTGCCAAATTCGTATTTTTGGATGGCACACAAGTAATAAAATTGATTTACCAACAAAAGATTTACCTTGGGCACAACCAATGTATCCACTAAACAATTCTAAAGCATTTTCAGCACCACAATTAGGTGAATGGATTGTTGGTTTCTTTACTGACGGTATGTCTGGCCAAGCACCAATTATGATGGGTGTTTTACCTGGACTTCAACAATAGGAGATAAAATGAGCACTTTACCCATAGTAGGAAATACTAATTTACTTTCACCATTTTCAGGCAATAATAGAACAACTGGCCAACCAACTATTCCCGGTCTGGCCAGAAGTCAAATGGCTAACACGAATATTGATAAGTCTAATAATAGTTTATCACATAATTGTGGTATTAGCCAAGAGTTAATAAAAAATCTTGGATTAAAAGAATTTATAAACTCACAAGCACAAACTGTCCGAGATGCGGTTAATGCTATAATTAAAGCTTTAGGTTTTGATCCTACAGGTACAACATCTAATACAGTATCATTACTTAAACAAATATCTGCAACAATTAAATATTATACACAGAAAATTCTAAAACCAATTCAAGATTTTCAAAAATATGTTATTGAATATACAAATTATATTAAATCAACTATTGCATGGATTTTAAGTTTACCAGCAAAACTTTTGGCATTATTTCAAGATTGTTTGAGTAGATTATATCAATTATTATCTGGTATTTTTTCAGATGTTTTAGGTAGCACTGGTGGTGGTTTAGGAGATACTATAAAAGACGCTCAAGAGTTAGCACAAACAACTATTAGTTCAGCAGTAGCAATTACAAGTGCAGTTACTAGTCTTCCGATAAACCTTGCATCTGCAATTTCTGCTCCACCTAGTGCTGAAAGTGTGGCGGCCGCAGGTGAAGCTATTACTGGTTATTTTGATTCATTGCCTTCAGCTGAAGATGCTAATGCAGGAAATCAGAAAAGTAAATCACCATAGGATAAATTATGAGTACAAAACCACCAATTGCAGATGGTTCTTGGAGTGAACCTCCATCGCCTGCCAGTACAGAAACACCACCAGTTTATCCTTATAATAATATAACACAAACGGAATCTGGTCATACCTTTGAAATGGATGATACACCAGCCCGTGAACGAATTAGATTAAATCATCGTTCTGGAACTTTTATTGAAATGCACCCAAATGGTGATGAAGTTCATAAGGTTTATGGTGATGGATATGAAATTACAATCAAAGATAAAAATGTTCAAATTAATGGTACTTGTAACATTACTATAAATGGCGATTCAAATATTCATGTTTTAGGAAATAAAAACGAAAGAATTGATGGTGATTACAATATGGAAGTTCGTGGTAATATGACACAAAGATGTCGTGGTACAGAAGGTATAAAATTGTTATCTGACTATGATATGTCAATAACCTCAAATCCAGATTTTGGAGGTTCTTTATTCATTAACTGTGGTAGTGAAATAATTCTATCTGGAGATTTAATGATAAACGGACAACTAGTGGCAGACCAAATAGATTCTAGAGGTCGGTTAAATTCTGGACCATTGTCTGGTGTTTACGCTGGAGTATTAGGATTTGTTTCTCCTGGTGGATTAACTGTTGGATTTCCTGTGAATGTTGCTATTCCTGGTGTTGTGTCTGCTCCTAATGCAAAGTTCGGAACAATGACTGCGGTGTTGATGACGGATGTGATTAATAAAACTCTACATAATTTTCACATACATAATTCACCAAAAGGACCCACAAGCACACCTCTCCTTAAAATGATTTAGGAAAATTAAATAATGGCACAAGTAAATAATGCAACAGGCGTTTACGCTACATTAGGGTATAATTTTACCGATCCTAATAATGATGTATTGGAATTATCAGAAGATGTACAAGAACATTTGAATTCTACTCCAGCTATTATTGATACATGGCAAGCACAAGATATTGCTAATAATAGTGTTAATGGTTATTTTCAAAATCCAGTTGCAAATACTACGCAAATTATTTGGAATGCAGCTAATACTATTATAATTTTAACTGCAAATGTTGATAATATGAATACCGTAGTTTATCCGGTGGCGATTACTTTGTCATCTACAGCTAATTCTTTTATTCAACACACCAATAGATTATCAGGCCTGACACCTTTTGAAGGTCAAGATTTAGTGGATCCTTATTATGAAATGGCTATAAACTATGGTAAACAAGTTCTATATATCACCAATCAAACTGATAATATTACTAACAGTTCACCAATTCTTGGTAGCTTTACTAGCATTTTAGTTAATCCACAAATTCGAGACTATTCAAATACAGTCAATAGTTACATCACATTAATAACTAATAGTATCACAGCAAATACATCCAATTTAAGCAATGCTCAAATTACTCAAATTACTTCAGATTTATCAAATACTAATGTATTTTTGTCTAGTAGGCAGAGTAACGATGTAACATTTTATGGAAATTTACAAACCACTATCAATAAGTATAATACAGCCAGACAATTTACAGGTATGGGAGAAACTCAAACTTATTTACTTGAGAATTTTATTGGCAGTCCAAAGTTAATTTCAAGAATTAACCCATCCTAAGCAGATAAATAAACAATGGCAACTTTATCTAAGATTTATTCAGACATAGATTTCACTTTTACGAGAAAACCCGTAACGGCAGATGTTGCTCTTAGTTTTGATGGACAGGCAGTTATACGGTCAATACGCAATTTATTATCTACAAATCACTATGAAAGACCTTTTAATCCAGATTTAGGTGCCAATTTGAATGCTTTATTGTTTGAACCTATTTCTCCTTTGACATCAAGTGCTTTGGAAACTGAAATAACAAATACTATAAAGAACTATGAGCCTAGAGCATCTATACAAAGTGTGGTGGTTAATTCTCAACCAGATTACAATGCTTATAATGTTACTTTAAGTTTTTTTATAGAGAACTCAACATTACCAACAACAGTAACACTTCTTTTAGAGAGAAATAGATAACATGGCTGGGGCAAATAGTAATATCCAAGTTACAGATTTGGATTTTAATAACATTAAAACCAACTTAAAAACATTTTTACAATCTCAGGATGTATTAAAAGATTATAATTATGAAGGTTCGGCTCTCAATGTTCTTTTAGATATTTTGGCATACAACACACAGTATAATGCTTATTACACCAATATGGTTGCCAATGAAATGTTCTTGGACACAGCATTACTAAGGTCGTCTGTCGTTTCACAGTCTAAAATATTAAATTATACACCACGCTCAGCGATTGCACCGTCAGCAACAATTAAATTACAAGTTGGTAATGTTAATACTGCTTCATTGACTCTACCTAAATTTACTCCTTTTATTTCTGAGGCAATTGATGGTGTGACATATAGTTTTGTTACTTCAGGTGCGCAGACAGTAAATACAAATTTAACAACTAATATTGCTTTATTTGAAAATGTTGAAATCAAACAAGGTCTAACTTCAACTTTGTCTTATACTGTAGATGACACAACAAATCCAAAATATATCTTTGAAATACCAGAAACAACTGTAGATTCTTCAACATTAACAGTCACGGTACAGGTATCTTCAGCAAATAACTATTCAGCAACATACACACCAGCAACTAACTTTCTAACTTTAGATGGTGCATCCGAAGTATACTTCTTGCAAGAAAGTTTATCTGGAACATATCAAGTGTATTTTGGTGATGGTATACTAGGTAAAAAATTATCAAATGGCAATATTGTAAACTTATCATATATTGTTACACAAGGCACGGCATCCGCTGGCGCTAATAGTTTTGTAATCATGAGTACCGTTGGTGGTTTTTCAAATACAACCACAACTTCTATAACTGCAGCTTCTCAAGGTGGTGGTAAAGAAAGTATCGATTCAATTAAATTTCAAGCACCAAAATCGTTTGCAGCACAAGGTCGTGCCGTTAGTAAAAACGATTATATCACTGCTATTCAACAGAACGATTTAGGTTATAGTTTTGATGCTGTAAGTGTTTGGGGTGGAGAAGAAAATAATCCACCAATTTATGGACAAGTTTTTGTTTCTATAAAACCAGCAGGTTCTTTTAATTTAACAGCA